TTCACCCCGACCCTTGGTAAGGGTGAGGTCGTGAGTTCGATTCTCCCCGGCGGCACCATTCAAAGTCCCTGAAAACAAAGACTTTTCGCGTTGGCCGCAAAATCGCCAGCGGGCGCCAAAGCGCAGAACAGCGCAGGAACACGCAGCTTACGTGGCACATCTCAGACACACGCCGTTCGCGAACCGTTCCCCCAAGCGCAAAAAAGACCCCGCGGCCGGAGCCGCGGGGTCATCGTGTTGTGGGAGTATTGCTTATGAATGCGGCCAGGCTGGGCCGCTACGCCCTACACTTCCGGCCGGGGCCGAAACTAGAACCGGCAGGCGCGCACCTGGTCGCGCAGCACCTTGTAGTCTGCGATGATGCCGGGGATCACGCTTTGCGGCGGCAGCGCCACCAGTTCGGCTTTCAGGTCCTTTTGCCGCGCCTTGGAATAGGTCTTGACCGGTGGGCAGTCGGTGCCGCCCGGATCAAAACTCGCCTTCGTCGAGCACGCGGCCAAGATCATCGCGATCAGGGCGATCATTGGCAGCGTCAAGTTGCCGGTTCTTGATCTCCAACCGCTTGCGCATCCTTTGCAGTGCCGCATTCAAGGCCTCCGTTCTTTCCGCGTCGCGACCGACCGCGATCAGTTTCAGGACCACGCCCAAGACGATCAAAGCGAACAGACTGCCGATCACCAGGTACAGGCCAAGGCGCGAGCCGGTAAAAACCGCGGTGATGGTGCCGAGCAGCGCTGTCATCAGGTCCGCTCGGGTGCGTTCTTCATGTCGTCAAGCCGCGCCCACAAACCAACCGCCAGGCCGCCGACGATCAACACAACGCCAGCCGTCGCTATCCAGTCCGACCAGCCGGCAAGTTCCTGCAGGATGCCGCCAGCCTCGCCGAAGGTTTCGGCAACCAGCGGCAGCGCATCGCTGCCGCTGGTGATCGCCGTGCCACCGAGAGACGTGCCAAGCGCCTTGACCGTCCGCGAATTGCCGATGGTGCGTGGCCGGCGGATCGCCAGCAGTTTTGACTTGGCCTGACTGCGGATATTGACAGCGTTCGACTGGTTGCCACCCAGGACCTTGATATGGGTGCGCGTCTCGCCGGCATAGAAGCCGACATGACCTTGCCAGCTCGAACGGCCGCGCTTGAACACCACGATATCGCCTATCCGCGCCTTGTCCCTGGCCACCGGCTTGCCATAGTCGACGTAAGAGCGCGCCGCCAGGTTGCGGGTCGAGCGGATACCGCTATCCTCAAGCATCGCCCCAACAAAGGCGGCACACCAGGGCAGCGCGTCCTCTTTCACCCAGCCATGGCCGGCCCTCTTGTAGAAGGCGAGCACGGTCTTGTTGTTGGCCGCGCCGGCGCCCTCGCGGGTGCCGACATAGCTTTTGGCCTTGCGATACCAGATCGGGTTCATCCCGGTTTCCTTTCAAGGTGGTTTGTTTCGAGATTTGAGGCGGCGCCAGCGGCATCGGCGCGCGACGGCACTAGCCCTCGCGCTCGACTGGATGGCGCCTGCGGCGCGGCGCTGGCGGCAGGAAATGCCCATCGGTGCCGGCGGCAGCGATACAGGCCAAACCCTGCGCGCTCTTGAGGACGATCGAAAACGTGCCGGCGTCGGACAGATAGAAGGTCACAAGCGCACCAGCGTTGATGCCCTCGAAAATCGGGCGCTCGGAAAAACGCCCCTCGATGATCTTGCTCATGCGCTCCGCAGAAAAGCACTGCAAACCGAAGGCATCGGCCGCAGCCGGTGTCAGACACAAAAAGGCCGCCAGGGCGGCGGCGGCAAAGCGGTTCATCGTTCTTTCCTCTCAATGGGCCGAACTGTTTCCTACCGCACGCCAGATTTGGTCCAAGCGGTCATTCATCCGGTGCAACTCGTCGCCGAGCCGCTTGTCCAGCTCGCCCAGGTGATGGACGGTGACATAGCTCTGCGCCGCTTCCAGCCGAGCCGCCGAGGTCGCGCGCTCCACATCATGGATTCGCTTGTGCAAAATCTCATGCTCGCGGGCGCCGGCGGCCCGTTCTTTCGAGATCAGGCTATAGACATAGGCCGAGGCGCCGAGCGCGGTGCCAAGCAGCACCAAGAGCTGCGCCAGGTTTTCCAGCGTCAAGGTCAACGCCGACCCTCCCTCAGATAGGCCCAAACCGAGCGCCGGCCCTCGTCATCCTCGCGCGCCTTGGCGCAATGACGTGGATCGATCATGTCGAGCAACCCGCACAGCAGGCACGCCCAGGGCGCACCGCGGCGGCGCGCCTTGCCGGCACGGCTCGAAATGGTCTCGTCGGGATCGCCGCCGATCAGGGCATTGGCGAGCTGGTCAAACGCGATCGCGATATTGACCGCCCAGAGCCGGGCGGCACCGAAGATCCGGCACATGGCCTAAGCCACCTTCCAGAGCTTGATCTGGGCGAAGATATGATCATCGGTCCAAGCATTCGCCCGGCGGCCGAAGCCATTATCGGTGCGACTTGTCTCAACAAAACTCTGCAACGCGATGTCCTTGCCGGCGGCGGCAATGGTGAAGTAGCCGGAGCCATTTGAGAGGCCGCCGCCCGAGTCAACCGAGTTCGCTAAACTCCAAACATTGCCGAGAACAAGCACAGCGCTATCGGTCGTGTTGTAGAGCCGGCTTTTTTCCCCGCCACTGCGGTACACCGCGCCCCACCAATCTGCAAAATAGGTCCCAGGCGCCAGCTCAAACGTGCCTGCTACCGCGTCAAACGCGACAACATGGCTACTCGGGTCATAGGCGGCACCGGTGAGGATTCGATTCTGGTAAGCACCGGCCGTCACGCCGCCGCCGTCGGTCGTGCTGTTTTCACGCTGTTCGATGATGATGTCCGGCGTACCGCCGGCCGGGGTCACGGCGGCCGGCGCGCCGGTCTCGTCATAGCCGAGGAACAGGCCGGCCGTTCCATGGGCCATCTTGGCCAAGGTCACCGCATCGTCGCTGATCTGACCAGTGCCGAAAGTCAGGGCGGCAAGCCTGGTTGCGAGAGTCAGCGCCGTGATCGCCTTGACCGCATCGGAACCGGCCGTAACTTCGGCATGGGTCGCAAGCTTGATCAGGCCAGCGACGTCCTCCGCGGCCGCCGGCGGCGTTAACGCCGTCTCTAGGCCTTGCGCGATCTGGTCATTGTCGCCGCCCGGCGTATAGGCGATCGAGAAATACGTCTCCAAGCCGCGCCAGGCCGCGATCAGCTCATTCATCAGCTCCGCGGTGATCTCGGTGCCGTCATTAGCTTCCGGGCTCGACTTGTTGACCGCCCAGCCCTCACCGCCGGGCACCTCGGAATGACCCGGCCGGGTCGGAACCGCATTCGTGCCAAGTTTGAAACCCGACATGGGCAAGCCCTCCGATTAGACCGCCGGCCAGGCGACGAGTTTGCGTGCGCCGCGCGCACCATCTTCATCGCCCGCGGCATCGATCGCCGCTTTCGCCGTCGCCCGGGCGCTCTCGATCATGGCCGCCAGGCCCAGCCATTGCTGGCGGGTCGCGGCAACCACGGCCGCGACGGCGGCCAGATCCTCACCGTCGATGCCGATCGAGGCGGCGAGCAACGGATAATCTGCCGGGTCAGGGCTGCCATCGCCCGCAAAGCGCTGCACCTCCTCGGCCTTGGCCAGGTAGACGGCCGCCTGGCCATCGCCCGGCGTGATGTAGCGCAAGCGCTCGCGCTCGGCGTCGCGGTCGATCTCCCGTTTCAGTTCCGCCTTGAGGGCGGCGAGCTTGTCGTCGTCATCGGCAACGCGCCAGGTGCCGTTCGCCTCGCGCACCAGCTCATCGTCCCAGGCACAATCCAGCGATTGCCAGGCCTGTTGTGTCGGCACGATATGCCTGAGACCGTTTTCGTCGATATGGAAGGTCGAGAAGCCCTCGGCATCGACCACCGCCTGGCCATTGAAGCGCAGCCGCGCGTTATCGAAGCCGGTCAGGTCGGGCGGAATCTCATGGCCGTCGCCGTCGCCGGTTCCCCGGCCGGTGACCAGGTCACCGCGCACAATCGCTTTCATGCTTAACCCCTGTTGTCTGATTGATCGGTGTGGGCGCGCCGCCTAGCCGAGCGCCTGCGCCATGATCGAGACCTCGATCTCGGTGGCGAAGTCCCAGCGCACCGTGGCATCGATGCCGTAACGGTCGGTCTGGCCGGGAAATACCTGCAAGTCGACATCGGTGATCGGGTCATTGGTAACGGCCCGGCGCACCGAGACATGCGGCGTCGGTGTCCGGCCCCACCGGGTCTGGACGTGGAACGTGCCGGTTGCCCCGTTGGCCCCGGACGGTGACGGCGACAGGTCTGTGTCGGTGGTGATCGACAGCAATTGCCGCTTGTTGGCGAGAGTCGTGATCGTCGAGATCGCGCCACCGCCATCGGTCTTGACCCGGGCGATCAGCATGTCGTCAAAACCGGTGTCGAACGCCGGGTCCCACTCGTCCAGCGTCGTCGGGTTGTAACCGGCGCTGTTGAGGTCCTCGAGCACGAAAGCCGGCGTGCCGGCGTTCCACTGCCAGCGCAGGTGGAAATCCTTGTTGTTGCCGGCCACCGCGAAGGTCCGCTCGGTGTCCTGGTCGTAATCGTCGGTCTTGATCACCCGGCCGCCGCGATGCATGAAGGTCTCGCCGGCCGCGATGCGAATGTTGCCGCTGCCAATATCGGTGACGGTCAGCTTGGCGTCGTTGGTCAGGATTTCCGGATAGAACGGCAGCGGGTCGCGGGCGATGATCTTCTGCAGCGCCTGCCAAAGCTGGGTGAGGTCGCCATCGTCCGGTGTCAGTCCCGCCTGTTCGATGACGTTGACGATCTCCTCTTGCGGGTGGACAAGTGCCTCCGCCGGCGGGATCGAGCCCTCGTCGCCAACCGCCGGATTGCCGTTCTGCCAGAGATTGTTGGCACCATAGACCGGCGCCATGGTGGTAAAGTCGAAAGGATTGATCCGGTCCATCAGGCCGCTCCCGCGTAGTTGAATATGATTTCGGTCTGTGCCGGCTTGTAGCGCCGGAACACGCATTCAAGATCTTCCGCCCTGGCGATCCGCACATGCGGGTCCTGGCCGCAGCGCCCGCCATCGCCGCCGCAGCGGAACCAGGTGGTTCTGGCGCCCGGGACGATCACCTCCCAGTAGAACCGCATGGTCATGTGGCCGACCTGCCAGAGCGGATCGCCGCAGCGCGAGACCCCGCACATGAAAGGCGAAAACTCCCTGATCTGGGTGATCAGCGAACCATGCACCTGGGCGGGCACCTGGAACGGCAGTTGCAACCCGTTCGGCACATCGGTGTGATAACCGAGCGTCTTGGCGAGCGACAGAAAGTAGGCTTTCGACTGACCACCGCGCGCGGTCAACCTGGCGACCAGGGCGGCGCGGCGCTCGGCCAATGTCAGCGTTGCCGGGAAACACGGGTCCGGCAGGCCGGCAACCCGTTCCCAATCGGTCAGCATTTCAGCGGTGAACCGCGGGTCCGCCTCGCGGCGCAGTAGATCGTCGGCGCGGCCATCGAAGCGGCCAAGATGCTCGGCGAGGCCGCGCAGCGTGCGCGTCAGCACCGAACCGATGGCCCGCGGCCAGGCCGCACCGCGCGGCAGCAGCGAAGCAAACGCGCGGCCGTAATCGGCGCCGGTGCGTGGCACGTAGCGATCAGGCATAGGTGACCGTTCCCATGACCACCATCTCGCCGTTGTCGGCCGGGACGATATTGGCCGCCGTCAGGTCATGGTGATCCTCGCCGGCGGCGATCGAGATCGCCTCGGCAATCCAGGCCCGGTAAATCGTCTGGCCGGGCTTGGCCCGGTTGCGGAGCATCTTGCGCAGTGAGGCATCGATCGCGCCGCGGGTTTCCGGCGTATCGCTCGCCAGGTTTGAAATGGTGATGTCCATCGCCACCGGGACCGGCGCCTCGACGAAGAAGTCAACTACCGCCACCGGACGCAACCCGTCGATATGAGCCTTGACCAGGGCGAGATCGGCCGCATCCGGAATGCCAACCGTGTCGCCATCGTCCATGACAAAGCGCACCGTCACCGTGCCGACACCCATTTCCAGTGGGAAGGTCCAGGCCCGCGTCACGCCCGGCATCTGCAGCGCCCAGGCGACGAAATCATGGGCAGCGCCACCGTGCGGCGGCTGTTGTATCCGCGCGATCACCCGGGCGCGCAGATCGTCGTCGGTTTCCTCATCGGCGCCGCCGGCAAAGCCCGGAACATCAACCGTTGCGTCGCTGTCGATGCCCTGGACCGCCTCGACCAGCTCCAGCGTCGTGCCCTCGTCGAGGTTCTTGGCGCCAGGCTCCACCGCCTGGACCGCCAGCACCGCCTGGCCGGCCGAGACTGTTGCGCCGGCCGTCACCTCGAATTCATCATCGCCCGCGACCAGGCGCGCGCCGGTCGGCACCGCGGACCCGTCCGAGCCGGTCACCGTGGCGGTGCCGGATGCAAAGCTCGCCGGCTTGCGGCCCTCCTCGAGCCAGATGTCAGCGTGCCGGTCCAGCCATTCGGTGTCGGCCGTGTCCGGCAGCAGGTTGCGCGAAAGCCATTCCAGGAACAGATAGAGCCCGCGCGTGAGCCCGCCCATGGCGTCGCCCAGGACGCGCAAGTTGGAGAATGGCAGGTGCGCATCGGCGCCCGGCAGGTGCGCGTTGACATCGTCGCGCACCTCGCGGCGCAAGGTCAGCAAGTCGGGAACAGTGAACGGCATTTATCCTAACCCTCGAAGGCATCCCAGAGCGGCTCGAAGCGCAAGGCGACATTGGGCTGCGGCCCGCGGATCACGGTCACCACGGCACCCAGCGAAGCGTTGACCCGGTCGATCCAGAACGTCTCGACCTCGATCGCGGCGGCCACTTTCAGATCGAGCAGCCAGTCCAACGCCTCGCGGATATAGCTTTCCACCAGAGCCGGCGTCTGGTCGGTCGCCTTGGCGCGGCGCAGCAGCCACAGCCGCGAGCCGATCTCGCCGACGCCATACAGCGCCCGCGCGTCCAGATCGCCCCACCAGCCACGCCGGTCGCCAGAGAAATCCGGCAGCACGTCATCGTCGGCAGCCAGCCGGTCGGTCATCAGCGAGATCAACACGGCGGTCTCGATGTCGCGATCGGTCTCGAGCCGGCCGCCGGTCAAAAGCCAGTCGGCGGCCAGCGTGTCCGCCTGCCATGTGGTGCGAATATCGCTCATGAGATCAATCGACCGCGAAAACCTTGCTCGAACCCTCGGTGATCAGCGCATTGTCGCTGGTCTTGTCGCCAACCCGGGCGACCTGCGGCCCGCCTTCGCCGCCGAGATGCACCGCCGGGGCCTCGACAATGACCTTTGTCGGGCTGACCAGGCGTATCCCGTCGCGCTTGATGTGCACCATCTGCCCCTGATCGTCGTGGATCGCCACCTCGCCGGTTGCCAGGTCATTGGGCCGGTGCCGGCGATCGGGAACCAGCAACACCACCGGATGCGCGGCATTGCCGCCGAGATAGGCGGTAATCGCTTCCGCGCCCTCATGGGGCACGAAGGTGAAGCCATAGGGCAGGAAGTGCTCGACCTCGGTCTGGGTCTCGTCAGTGCGCTGGTCGGTGTCGACAAGCTGCATCTTCTTCGTATCGTCGGCCTTCTTGAGCACGCCCCGGGTCAACCCGATGAACGCCCGGCGGCTGCCGTCGACCTCGTTCGTGCGCATCAGGCCGCCCCCTTGGCCGGCTTGGTGCCGGTCCAGATTTCATCGGTTTGGGCGCCAGACGCCCCGCCAGGCGCCACGCCCTGGGACGCCGCACCGCCAGACGGCTTGGTCGTGAGCGATTCGGGCACCGCCAGTTGCATCTCGGTGATTGTGCCGGTCGCGTCCGACAAACGGTAGGTGATCGAGCGCACCACCATGGTGCGGTTGACGGCAAGCATCGGCGAGACCAGTTGCACCAGTTGGCCGGCCTGCCAGAGACCGCCTGGACCCTGCCAGCCCTGGACGGTGACCGAGGCCTCGAGGCTTTCGGCCGCGCGCTTGGCCGCTTCCTGGTCGGCCCTGACCCGCATGTCCTTCTTGTCGCCAGGCTGCTCGGCGAGGATCAATTTCGGGCGGTAGCGCTTGACGTTTCCATCCTGCGCCTTGGCCTCGATCTGGGCCGCCTGTTTGCCAAAGGCCTGGTCGGTCGCCGGCCGCTGGCCCTTGACGATATACTCCGAATGCCGCTGATCGGCCCGGTGCGTCGCCGAGGCGGCGAGGATATTCTCGCCCTCCACCAGGCTGCCGCCGGCGCCGCCGCCGACCAGCGACAGCAGCCGCAACGCGCCAGCCGAGGAATCTGTCAGGGTCAGGCCGCGCATCCGCGCCAGCCGGTCGCCCAGCTCGAACGGCGTTTCGCCCTGCTGCAACCGCACTTTCGGGAACGGCGCACCGGGATCGCCTTCTAGGCTCAACGGCACACCGAATTTCTGGGTTTCAGGGGCGAGGATCTTGTCGATCGTCTTGTCTTTCCACTCGCCGCCCTTCTTCATCACGGACGAATCCACCAGGTCGCCGGTTTTCGAGCGCCCCGATATCTGTTGACCGTGGCTGTCAGCGTCATAACTGATTTGGTGATCGTCCACGTAGCCGGTCACCACCAGGACACCGTCGAGCAGAATCTGGCAGGGGTCGCCGGCATGGATCGGCCAGGGCGCCCAGTTCGGCGCGACGGCCCATTGATCATGAACATCGAGCGAAAACGTCGCCGCCGCCTCTCCCATGGATCGCGACACTTCAACCGACTTCCAGCCCGTGTAGGTCGCACCGCCAAGCACCACCGTCGCAGTCATGCCGACAGCGCCTTGCCTTCAACTGGCATGAACACCGGATTAACCGCCGCGTTTTCCTCGACCAACTCAGCCCCCCGGGCGGCGTCGTAATAGAGCCCATGCGCCAGCACAAGGTGCGGCACCGCTTCCGGGCGCCGGTAGGTCACCAGCCGCGGCAAAACTCGTCCGCGCAGGCTAAGATCCTCGACCACGGCAGCAAACAGCGCCTTGACCGTGCGGGTCAGCTCCGGTTCGCTCGCGGCCGATGCCCGCACCAGGGCGCCGTCAAACCGCACGGCAAGCCGGGCCTTGAGCCGCTCGGTCTCATCGTGTGAGCGGAACTCGATCTCCGCCAGGCGCCGCGCCACCAGCGCCAGGGCGATCCACTCGACGCCCGCCCTCACCGCCTGCGCCGGCTCCGAGACCGCCGGCAAGACAACGATGGCGTCGACCAGGGCGATCAGCGAATCCAGCGAGGGCAGCGCATCGATGATCGGATCGGCCATCGCCGCCAGCCG